CTTTTCACCAGTGATGTCAGCTGTTGATCTACTAGTTGGTTTAATCTTAAGTTTAAACTTGCGCTGAGAAACGTTTGTAAAATAACTGTCACCAATATAATCTACATCAACTGTTGTTTTACCGCTGCCAGCACGAAGCCTTTCAGTCAGTATATTTGCAAGATCCAAAGAAATGGTAACTTCAGCAGATTCTTCAATCGTTTCTTCAACTCCTTCAACTTCTTCAACTTCTTCAGCAGATTCAATTACTTCGGCTTCTTCTTCTTTACGATTAAATATCGCTTCAGCAGCTTGAGCTAAACTGTCATAGGATTTATGGAAATCACTCATTTGTTTTTGATTTGGTTTTAAATTTTAATTGTTAAGAAGAAGCGTCAGCATCATCTTTCTTTTCAGAATCAGCGGCAGCATCTTTCTTTGCCTTTTCCTTTTCTTCCTCAGCTTCCTTTTCCTGCTTTTCCTTTTCAGCAGCAGCGGCGGCAGCTTCCTTTTCCTTCTTTGCCTTTTCAGCGGCAGCTTCCTTTTCCTTCTTTGCCTTTTCAGCGGCAGCTTCCTTTTCCTTCTTTGCCTTTTCAGCATTGTCTGAAGAATCGCCGCCATCTGCTTTCTTAGCCTTTGCAATGGCCTTTTTATATACAATTTCTGGGTCTTCAATTCCAGCGTCTTGATAACCTCTTGGGACAGGTTTACCTGCTCGCTTGGCCGCTTTTTGAGCTTTACGAAGAGCCTTCTGAGCTTTCATCGTAGCCTTAGCCTTCATTAGTTTTGCACGATCAGCAATCTTTTTCTCACCCTTCTCTGCCTTTTTCGCAGCACGATCAGCGCGACCTGAAACGGTAACACGAGATGCAATTCCTTTACCAATCTTTTTAAGCAAGCTGTCCTTTTCGCTCAATGTATTAAACCTATCCTCAAGAAGGCCTTCAATCTCTTCATCAGACATCTCAGAGATATTAATGGTTTCATCTTCGAGAATACCGTCAATCGCGTATTCGTAAAGAGCATCTTCAGTTGCTTCTTCGGAAAGCTCAGTGCTTTCGTTAACACTGGTTTCTTCTTTGTTATTATAAACCTTATCAGCAACTTCCACCGTTTTGGTATCAACAGCGCTTTTAACTTTATTTTGCATTAAGTCGTTAAAGGTTGAAGCAGCTTCATCTTTATCGCCCAACGCAAGTGACGTGATTAATTTTTTAATATCGGTCATGTTGTTATTTATATTGTTTTAAGTCTTAAGTATTTAAAGTGTTACATATTTTCTATTTAAAACAGATCGTCTTCCTCTTCTTCAGGTTCATCAGAGATCTCTGCTTCCATTCTTTCAACGTCTTCTTCAGACATATTAAGAACGTTACTTCTTACCCACTTATTTGAGTAATATTTTCCAATATGAGGTTGAATTTGATCAAGCATGTTAAGGCGCTCGCCAAGGATCTCAAAGTCCTTGAGTTCGGAAAAGAAGTTATCCTCAATATAGTCAACAGAGATTGACTCACGAATGTCAGGCCATTCAGATTCGGTACAAATGTTTTTCAGCAGGCATTGAACCTTAAGCATTTCGATAAACAGTGCAGAGAACTTCTTCCTTAAACGGTTAATAAACTTTTGGAATTTAACTTCCTCTCTGCTAATCTCACTTGCTCGGCCAACACTAAACTGAGCGCCTTCAACATCAAGACGACCAACAGGAACGTTCAGTGAGCGATAAAGTTTCTTTTGAAAGAATACAACGTCATCAATCTGACTAAGGTTTTCACCACCAGGAAGGGTAGTAATTTCCGTTCCTCGTCCACCTTCTCGCCGTGGCAACCAAAAGTCTTCCAGCATACTCATGGCTTTGCGGTCATCTTTAACTTCACCGCTTGTTGCATCGTAAACAAGTTTGTTTCGATACTTACTCATGATACCCTGAACATATTGTTCTGCCTTACCTTTTGGAAGGTTACCAATATCAATGTAAAAGATTCGTCGTTCAGGGGCTCGTGAGATACGGTAAATAACCAACGCATCTTCCATGATACGAAGTTGGTTTACAAGTTTAACACTTTTGTGAAGGTAAGAAACCGCGTACTTACCAGCATCATCTAGGTTACCACTTGGAACATAAACAATACTTGTTGGATCAATTTTAATTGCGTTCGTATTTGATCCTAAATTGTCGCTGTAAAGAAAGTATTCTCTTGCAACGTAATGAGTTTTAACCTGACTGTCAGGATCGGTTTTACTTTTAATCTCTTTAATCTTTTTAATCTTAAGAGGATCAATCATTCTTACTTCCTGAATACCCTTTTTGATATTCTCAGGATCAATAAGAAGGTGATAATAAAGTTTACCGTCAATGTACCACCGGCGGAAAATATCGTGGCCGTTGAAGTTAAAAGAAAGAAGTTTACAAACGTTTTGAAATTCTTCTCGAATCAAATCTTTAACATTATCAGGAACGTCGAGCGCATCGGTATCGAGATTAACTGGGGTACCTGAGTTATCAGCAACAATTGCTCCGTTAATAATATCGGAAATAGCGTTATCACATTCGGGTTGGGATGCTGCTTGGCGATATTTAAGAATAGCGTCGCGTTCGTTACCAACGCTTACATCGTCAAGGTCAAGTGTTTGTCCGTAGTAACCACTTGTGCTATTCCCTGAAATGACCTGACTTCCGTCCGTTTCAATAGGAGGAGCAAAAGACGATATCTTTTTTTCTTCTTCGCTATCGTCGATTTCTTTTATTCTGCGTGAAATGTCAAGTCCGAATATTTTCATACAATTTATATATACATTAAATTATCTCGGGAGGAATACACCCCCCGAGATAACTGTTTTTAATTTTTACACTGAATAATTTAATTAAGAAGTAACTCCTTCAGCTGTCCAGTATTGATACTGGAAGTCAACTGTAAACTCCTCAATCGCGTCATTCGAGTCAGCAGCAAGTGCAATAGCGCTTACGTTTGTTGGAAACGCGTCAACGAAGGTGTATGTTTTAATACCATTTTCGTCACCGTCTCGGTCAAGTTGAACCATTTCCATGTTTCGCATGTAGCCCAAGTGTTGCCCGAAAATAGCGTCATCACTAACGTTAGCTTCGTGGTTATTAATACGATTTACCCAACCTTCAAACGCATCGCGAAGGTTAAAGTCAACGTCGTTAATAACAGTAATCTGCCAAGCTTCAGCAAAAGTCATATCACCAGCAATTTTAAGATTTCTTCCTCTAAAGGGAATTTCAATCTGTCCAATAGCGCTAGTAGGGATACCGCTTGTTGCTTTAATCAAAAATCGAGATTGCTCTCTAAGAGCCTGATTGTTGTCAGGGAATGTAACCCTGCACTCAAACAGGTTGGGTCGAGCGCCACCTTGAAAGTTTGATTTGAATTTTGAAATACCTGTGTTGGTAGTAGCCATAATTTTTTTATCCTAACTATTTGTTATTATTTATATCCTTATTGCTTATCTTCCGATTAATTCCTCGAATGATATACCAGTTCTAGTAGCAACGAAATTCAACGTTACAAAGTTAATCGAACGTGTAGGCTTGATAAAGATATCTGCCACAAAACGATTTGCGTCAACTACCGCACTGCCATTATTGGTTTCGTCGCAAACAACGCGAAAGTCAGTAATACCTCTCCGGCCTTGAACATCCCGAAGGAATGGCTCAATAGCGTTACGGAAAGTAGAGCGGGTAAACGTGTCGTTAAGTTCAAACAGTTGAAACTTACTTGCAGTAGCAATCGCTTTCTCGATAGTAATAAAGAGACGGCGAACGTTAATGCGATCAAACGCACTAGGCTTGGTTAAAGCAGTCTTGTCACCAAAGAGAACCGTGCCTTGCCCAGGTAGGGTAACAACAGGGTTGATTCGCTTTTGGTAAAGCTCATCACGATCCGCTTTCTTAGGGTTATACGCAAGACGTGTAACACCTCGAAGTTGACCACGATTAAGACCAGCAGGAGAGAACCAAGTATCGGCGGCATCGTCAGTAGCAGCACAAAGACCAGCAATGTGGCCATGAAGCTGAATAAATGCGAATGCGTCGCGATACTTATTATAAACATAAGCTGGAGTACTGTCAAACACAATATAGCTGCTAGAACTAATAGCATCAAAGTGTGTTGTGATTGAGGTCTTCTTAGAAGAATCTGATGTTAAATCCTTAATTGCAAGAGGAGCAGAGATAAATCCAACAAGATCTTTACGGCTATCAGCAATAGTTTTAATCTTAGCATCAGTTTCACCACCGCTATCTTCAAAAGCGAAGAGCAGGTTAACCTCTACGGTTTCCGAATCTTCAAGCAATTCAAGCGCGGTTACAACAGTAGCATTCGTGTAAGTGGATGCATCAGCACCACCTGCAAGCTCTACGTATGTTTCGCCGGGGCTATCGTCTCCAAGCCAGGAAATTGCTCCAAGGTCAGTAGAAACTGAAGTAATCTCTGGATCAGTTGATGTATCCTTAACACCAAAGATAAGTGAGGAATTAGTATTAACAAAATCTGCCCAGTAGTTCGATTCGCCAAATTGGTTTTTAGCATTACGTGCAATGGAAAGACCTTCGTGAACTTCAAGAATTTCTCCTTTAACTCCCGAGAATAGGCCGCCATTATCAACAACTACAACGGATACTTCGTCGTTAATAACAGTTCCTCCCGTGAGATCCAAAGCAAAATCGCTTGTCCCAGGTTTAAACTGTAATGATCCTCGAACGCTTGCGGGTTGAGAGTCATAGTTTTCTTCATTAACAACGTGAACCCTGAGTGAGTTACCAAGAACACCAGCATAGCGAGCAACAACGTGTGCGCCAAGCGTATTAAGAGCGGCTTGATTACTTTCGAGTTCTGTTACAGTACTAATAGTAAATCCGGCCGATTCAGGAGAATCATCTCCGTGGCTAGAATACGAGTTAAGTGCTGTAGCTGCGTTTGCCCGGACGACTTTCAAGTTGTTGCTGTATTTCAAGAATGCAGCAGCTTCTAAAAAGCTCCGTTCGAGTGTGGCGTCTTCTGATGAGGGGGCTCCAAAAATTCTTGCGAGTTCCTTCTCCGAACTGACGGTTACGACTTCTCCAATCGGTCCCCATCTGAAGTGACCAGCGTATCCACCAATAGAGGTAGACTGTGCCGGAATGATGTCTGTAAGGTCGATTTCTTTGACCTCGACACCTGGTGATACTAAAAATCCCATGTGTTATCCTTTCAGTGTAATTAATTTATAAGTGTTAAGAATCATTATAAGGTTATTTCAATAATACTATTTATTATTTTTAAGTTTTAGAGAGACCTCCAACGTTCCATCTCTTGAATGATATCCTGATAATGATCGAGTGACTCTGGTGTTTCATTACCAGAATCAACAAAACCAAAGGGTGGCAAATCCTCTTCCATCTCCAGTAGCTTTTCCTGATAAAGAAGATCTTTAAGTTGCACGTTACTCATGCTTTCAAATATATCGGTACTAACAAACCACGCAAAGAGGACAAAGTTCATTACTGAGTCATCATGTGTACCATCTTTACCGGCATAACTTTCACCTTTGGGCTCAAACGAACTCAACTCTGAAATGGTTTCAGGGTCTACTATATGAAGCTTTGAATCTTCAATAAGGTCTTTTAAGTTAGAGCAACCAATCCTTTTAACTTTACGCGACATGGTAACACCGATACCGTTACTCTTAACGGTACTTGTGGTAAAGGTATTTTCGTATTCGTGATCATAGTAAACGGAGTTACAAACAACCATACCAGCATCATTGTTTTCGATAATTACCAGTGCTTCATTATAAACCTTGGCAGCACGAATAATTATGTTGGGAAAGAGCAGTGGAGAGATTGTGTTATTCCGATAAGTACAAACTTGCTTAAATGGATTTTGAGAGATATCAATTACAGAGAATGTACTGTAATCCTGTCCTCTTCCCTTTGATACATCTGCACAAAGAATGTATTCATGACCTTCAATAGGTTCTTGATAATAGCTAATCTCGTGCTGGGTCTTTATCGGAGATTGCGCTTGCATTCCAAGTAACACGTCGGAATCAATAAGGGTTTGAGAACTGCCTATAAAGCTACATTCAAATTCTTGTTTAAACTGCAGCTCACTTGTGTTAGAAATGGTTTCTTGTTTCCATTTTTCATCCCGCCCAGGCACGTCACGCCACTTAATGGTAAAAGGTTTAAATTCGTTTGCACCTTGAGTTGCACCTTCCCATATTTTGTAAAACATATTACCTACCCCGTTTGGAGTACTGGTGATAATAACCTTTGTGTCTTTACCACTTGAAATAACGGGATAAGTTGAAGTATAAAATTCATTTGCTTTATTAACGAATCCAAACTCATCAAGGAAAATACAGTTAAGTGAAAGGCCTCGAATTGAATCACCACTTGTTGCAGAAGCGATAATCTCAGAGTTGTTACTAAACTTGATACTACCTTTGTTAAGAACTTTACATCCTGGCTGTAAAAAGAACGGAAGGTTTTCTAGCATCAGTGTTAAACGTCCCAGCATCTCCCTTGCAGTTGCACCTTTGTTGGCCAAAACACCTACCTTTTTATCAGCATTGAATATAACATAGTGAAGAAGCCACGCAACTGATGTAATACTTTTACCACTTTGGCGGCAGGCTAAGATGATAGCAAAACGGTTATCGTTAAAGTGCTCAACCATTTTCTTTTGATAACCCCGCAGAACAAATGGTGTCAGGCCTGTATCAAGACTAATAACCTTTACATAGTTCTCACAGAAATAAGCTACATCTTTACTGCACCGAATGTATTCATTGATCTCGTGCTTAGTAAATTGTTCTTGAACGCCGTCAGCCTTTACATGAGGGTTTCCATTATATGACAGCGGACTAGACATTATTTTTCTTTTTTCCTTTACAAGCCTTTTGCGTTTTGATATAATTAATTCCCGAAGGGATCAAAGGATTAAACATCAATAGGCTCGCTATCCGATCCTTTAAGGAACTTCTGGAGTTCAGAAGTGGTTCCAACAAAGATAGCGTTATTAGTGGTTGATCCACCTTCATTACCTTTTAGATCATCCGATTTAACAAGAGTCTTACGTTGCTTTTGAAGATCCAAAAGTTGTTGGTTCATTTCCGCAGCTTGTTTGATAAGGGTACCAAGAACTTCAAATGCTCGCGGATGTTCGGCATCAGCAGCAAGACACGACATGGAATCAATAGCAATCTCAGAAGTTTCAATAAGCTTTTTTATTCGATCCCGTGCGTAACGATAATCCTCTTCGGTTTCATCCACAAGCTGAGCATCAGAAGGACCAATCAAAGAATCAATCGTAGCAAGATCGTCGGAAGTCTTTTTTACCTCGTCCAGATTCTTCTGTAACGCGGCGACCATCGCATCCTTCTTACTCATAATTAATTTTATTTATCAGAATATTTTCCAGCCGTTATGGGGAATCATCCCATATTACGTTTGGATCAGGAGGGCCACCAATTTCAATCACAACAGTGTTGGATTCGGGTGTATCGGTACTTGAACCCGTTCTTACCCTAACACCAGCATCGGTATAACGTTTCGAAGTATCAAAGTCATTAAAGAAAGTATCCACAGACTTGATAAGACCGGTGGTTTGAGGGTTACTCGTGAACTTGGTTTTAACGCTAAAGGTTAGTGTGTAAACTATAAGACGTCGAGAAGATTCAAAGTCTCCTTCATACGCATCTTCTGCGCTTACGCCTGATAACGTTATTGGTACATCTGTTATACTTTCAGGACCTTCAAGACCTTTAACGCTTAAAGTATAATTAGGATTAAAATGCGGAACAATTTGCTCAAGTATCTGAAGAGCTTCATCCTGTCCTCTTGACATAATGTTCAGTGAAAAATCAAGAGTGTATGGTACGCATTGATTTACTTTAACTTTATTTCCTTCACTGTCAGTTTGAACATTTCGGTTTAAACGATTTAACTTGGTGGATTGGTCAAAGCTCAATCCTGTCATTTCAAACGACATGCGGGGTAGTCTAAGTGCAACGTCCCGCTCCGCCCGAGCTTCAACTCTGACCAGATATTTTTCCTTTGGAGCATAAGCAAGTGGAACCCGCCTTGCGCCAATTAATTTACCAGCATCAAGCTGCGCTATTTGAATGTCATTAAACATTTGACCAAAAGCAGCAACCATATTCTTTATGGTTCCATTGTAAAAGTATTCGTGTCCAAGCATAATCTTAATTAGGTTCCAGGCTTAGTTCCAATAACCGTACTGGTTTCAGTTACTCTTACTCCAGCATCAACATACACGCCGTTGGTGTCAAAGTCGTGGAAGAAAGTATCAACCGTTTCTATAAGGCCAACTGACGACGGGTAAAACGCAAACTTTGTTTTAAGTGAGAATGTTAGAGTATAAACTATAAGTCGGCGAGAAGATTCAAAGTCTCCTTCATATGCGTCTTCAAAGTTAACACCTACAAGACTAATAGGAACATCAGTTTTACTTTCAGGACCTTCAAGACCTTTAACAGTAAGAGAATAGTGTGGACTAAAGTGCGGTAGTATTTGTTCTACTATTTGCAAAGCTTCATCCTGTCCTCTTGACATGATATTCAAATCAAATCCCAACTCATAAGGAGCGGGTTGCCATACTTTAACTTTACTTTCTGGACTACTTGTAGCATCAGTTTGAATTGTTCTGTTTAAACGATTCAGCTTTGTGGTTTCATCATAAGAGATGTCTGTCATTTCAAATGACATGCGGGGGAGCTTGAGCGCAACGTCCCGCTCCGTTTCTTCTTTAACTCTCGCTAAATATTTTTCTTTCGGCGCATATGCAAGAGGTACCCGTTTAACACCAACCATCTTCCCTCCACTAATATTGGCCACTTCAAGGTCATTGAAGATTGTGCCAAAAATAGACACAATCTTCTTTAGTGTTTCATTATAAAAGTATTCGTTACCTAACATACTTAGAAGTTAAAAGGTTCTCCAAACGGATTCTCTTCGCTAAAGTCAAGAAAGTCGCCAACGTTAACAGCCTGACTAAAGGTCGAGTTTTGAGCTCCGTGATCATTTCCAAAAAGCTCGTCATCATCAGCAGTTCCATCACTTATCAGATTAATATTGCTAGCGGTTACACTTGCTCCAGATGTTTGGCCGGTGAGTACTGTTCCCGTTACCAACGTGTGATACTTCCCATCGTTAAAGGTAGGAGGACTTACGTGAATCCTTTGCAGCTGCGGAGAGTCGGTTGTAGTACTGTACTTAAAGAACTCGCACGAACCTGTAACCCCACTCGGAAGAGTAAAGTTGAGTGTTTCAAATTCTTGTAGTAACTGCTCAGGCGAGTCATTGTTGGTATACTCTAAAATCTGAGAATCACCAGCCACAGCTTGTATGTTATCAACTTCCCTTATGCCGGTATCAATCTCTTGGCTTTCGTATTCAAACAACTCACAAGAAAGTCTAAAAATAGGCAAGTCTTTAAGTTGAGCAAAAGGTTTCTTATCCTCAACAAATTTGATTTCAAACAATCCTTTGGTCAAGGGGAAGTATATAAGGTCTCCTTCAAGCGGACGAGTACTGTTCTCTGAATACCCGTGTCGACCTATAAGTTGATTCCAGCGAAGATTTGAAACAACCAAGTTAACGCTGTCTCGAATCTCAAGACCAAACTTAGAAAGTAATTGCCCATCACCTTCAAAGCCGTCAACGCTTTCAACGTACATCTCAATCTGATAAGCCTTTTCAAACGCGCTTATAAGATCTTCGTTAAGAATAAGATCCCGCTTAACAATTTTACGAGGAATGTAAAAACAATCTTGACCATATATTTGAATGGCCTCAATTATCAGCGACTCGTAAAGATCTTGCTCTTGCTTAGATCCGTTTTGAAAGTATTGATTAGTTGCCATTATCCGATAAATAGGTCAACGGGTTCTTCGTATTTAAGCTGCCACGTTTCTTTAAGCGCTTGAATATCAGCAGTAGCCTGTTCGTATATTGTAGCTCCACTGATTGTAACTCCTCCTGGAAGTTGCATACCTTCAAACTTACTAAGGTTCTGACCCCACTGCTTTTTAATAAGAAGCGTAAGAAGTTCTTTTAAACCCATGTCATCGAAAACATCTGTATAAGAAGCAGGATCTACGGTTTGATAGGTTTCAAAAATAATAAATTCGCCTTCTGCTACATGGTCTTTAATGTCCGCGTAAAACTTTACAGTATTCTTGTGACGGTTAAAAGCCATTTGTGTTCCATGCCCGTTGAGAATATCTTCAACCAAGCTCATGTATTGAGAAGTAAGCTCGTAGTTTAAAAGACCGCCGGGGTTTCTCATTCCAAAGAAGTCATTAAGATACATCTGATATTTCGCATTGAATAAAGATGCACTGGTAAAGTCTTCAAAACCAAGAACCCGAACAACAGCAATAACAGCATCGGGAACTTCAATTTCGTTACTCGTGAGTTCAGCTGCAGTTACCTGGTGTTTGATCAATGTTTTGACGGTAGCATCGCTGTGATACTCTTGCCAAAATTGAATCGCTTCATCAATACGATCTTCAATTTGATCGTCATCAATATTGATTTCAACCACAGGAGCTCCAAGCGCTCTTAAACAGTAGTCAGCTAATTCGGTTCTAGTTGTTGGTTTAGCCATACAACTATTTATATAGTTTAATTCTTATTACTTACACCTTCTTCTACCAATTTGAGAAGACAGCAGAACGGTAATAAAGACCACAAGACCCATGAGAATATCATCAGTGGAATCCTTTAGCATTTGAGATGGCAGTTCAAGATCGTTAAACTTTTCTCTATACCAAACACAAGTTCCAAGTAAAGCTTTATATGAAAAGATACCAACGATTGAAAGCAAAAATATTCTAGTAAAGGTTTTCATTAATCATTTCCGAATAAATCGCGAAGGATTCTTTGCGATCCTTTTAGCCAAAGTAACAATGCCTTCAATTACTTCTGGTGATATAACACCAACAATTCCATAAATCACAGCTTTATACAAACTATCAATTGATGTTTGCTCTAGTATGTACCACGCAATCCCACTTGATATAGCAGCGGCTGGAATCCGTTTACAAAGAAGCTGAGCGGTAATACTTTCCTTTGAAGAAAGAATTCTTGCGATCATACCCGCCGCACCAATAAGTGGAACCAACCAACCTCCATCTAAGAAGGCCTGGATTAATGATTTTTGGGGCTCTTGCATATTTGCGGTGGTATCAAGTATTTATACAAACTCTTCTCTTAACATTGTATTAAATATAGTTTTTTAACAAATCATTAGCTTTCGTGTAAAGCCTTGGACACCTTACATTATCCTTACCCATGATTGTTTCTAAAATTGCTGACGCCGCGATAATTACAGAAAGCCTGTCGACAAGTACTATTTCAAAGTTGTGAATTGCAGCTTCATAAATCTCTTTTGAATATTCTGCGTCCTGCCCTGTCACATAACACGCTCCCAACACATTTACCATTGCTGCAGGCCATAATTTAATATCAGCAAAGGAATGTATCTTATTGAAAAAATTTAAAGCCTCGTTGACATTTCTTTCTTTTACATAGCAATGTGCCAGTGCAGTCCAAATTGAGGTGATCCAACGATAAGTAAATTTACGCCAATAAGGATCATTGAATTCTTTGAAACCTTGCAGGTCTTTATAAAGACTTTCCAGCTCATCAATAGATCCCATGTCGTCATAAATGTATCGATAAGCAAGTGTACAAAAAGACTGACTTACAACTTCAAATTTATCGGGATAGATCTGAGCTAAAAGAAAAGCCCGACATCTTTGGTACCCTGCCGGATCGTCGTTTCTACCTTTAAAGTTTCTTACAAACCTTTTGGGGTTATAACGAAGGCCTTCTAACATTCGGTTAAATTCATCAAGATCCAAACCCGGAATAATCAGATCATTATCAGGAAGGGATGAATAGTCAAACGAAAGCTTAGTATCCTTATAGGTTATAAAAACACTATTTTCTTTCCAAGAAATATTAGGGACCATCATTTTCGGAGGTATTATTAAGTTGATCTGAAAGTTCTTTAACCTTATCTTCAAGCTGGTCAATACGACCCATGGCTTCAATAGAGAAGATGATTGCTTGGTCCACCAGTCTTTTGTAATCTTCTTCGCTTATCTTCCGTTCTTTAGGGGGCGGGTCATTTTGAAACGAGATAGATTCGTCTCTCAGAATCATCGCTAAGCTTTCTATGTCTTTTAACGAAAAATAATTTTTTGAATACTCTTGAACGCTACCGTAGTTTACATACGTGTCAAACTTGTGAGGTGTGACGGGGTCTGAATACGTATTATTATAGATAGCTCTCGACAAAATTTCAGATGATGATGGAGTTTCATACGCTCGGATTCGTGGAAGGTCTAAGCCCGTAACCTCACAGAAGTCGTCAATAATATTTTCCCCTTCTTTATATTGTCTAATTTCAGCAATTTTTCTCCACCACTTCCAACTGTTATAAGTTCCAGCGCCAAATTCATGAAACCATCGAGGTAAAGTCATTGAGCGTAAAATCTTTTCGTCCATCCTCCTTCGCCGCTCAAATATTTTGCCTTCAAGAACTTTATGTCTAAGACCCCACTGCTCCCATGCTGACTTTAGCCACTGCCCGGGCGCTCTAACATAAAGTATAATCTGAACATCAAGATCAGGTGACCAGGTCGAAAGATGTCTAAGTAACTTAACAGCTTCTGGGGTATTGGATATTGCTTCGTTTGACCAAAAAACGTGATCACAGCCGGTCTTCTTTGAATGAGAGACAATAATCTTATACAATGTTTTGGTCTTTTCTGCGGTGTGCTGCGAAACTAACCACTCGTGATTCATTCGATTCCCATCGGGTAAAATTGGCCACAGCCTTCCCAGACCCGTTTTACCCGCCGTAAGATTTCCTTTATACTCTTGTAATGCAAACTGAATTGCACTTGTTCCGGTTTTACCTAAACCGATATGTGCTGTAAACTTCATCCAATTAATCTTTCTACCTTTTCATCCCAAACACTCTTAGAGAATTTTTCGTTAACTAGTTTTCTAGCAGAGTGAATTTTCGACCTACTTTGACCTGTTAGGTGGAAGTAAAGAAGTTCCGCGTATTTTTTTGCTTCATCCTCTATCTCAAAATCAATCAAATAGTTTAAAGGAACCAGTTCGCTTACAGCACCAACATTACTAACAGCCATTGGAACTGACCACTGCATTGCTTCAAAATATGTAAGAGGTATACCTTCGTCAACCGAAGGGCAAACAAGCGCACTGGCTCGTTTATAATACTCTTGCATTTGTTTATAATCAATACCTTTCTCAAATTGTATCCAGTGGCTAACTTTCAGTTTCGCTGCATGTTCTTTAATGTCTGTATAAAGCGGGCCGTCTCCAACAAACTTAAAAACCGGCATATAAGCGGCAGGTAAAAGCTTAGCCAACTCTGCAGCAATATCACAAACAAACTTAGGACGTTTTTGAAAGTGAAAGCGGAAAGGACATAGTACGTACCTGGGATCTTTATCTGTTTTCCTTAAAGGCCAAGTCTTTTCTATCTCAGGAAACCCGAACCAATAAAGGGTTTCAATCATTCTTTTATTTACGCCTTTTTCAATAAGTTCATTCTTAAGCTTATCCGAAACAGTTAGTACCAAATCAAAAGGAGTTCCTTTTTGAAGGCTTTTCTCAAAGTCCCAAGGTTCTTTTAAAATCATGTGAAACAAAGAAATTAACTTTGTATTTGGCGCAGCTTCTTTTATTGCCCAAGCTTGATCATAAGCTTCATGCGAATTATTGACAACCGTGTAAACGGGTTGCAGCTTTCTAACGATTTCTATAACCTCACCGGCACAAATAACGTCGTCAGCAAGTTCGGTAAATGCAGATTCCCTTCGGCTTTCTTTATGCGGCATTATCCGCGTTGTTATAATGACGATTCTAAAGCCTCTGTTTTTATAATGCAGCATTAAATCCAAGCCGCATCTATCCGCTCCTCCGAGCGACATCCAAGGGATGATAAGACAAAAGACGGGCTTTTCTTCAGTGTGCTTTGACTGAGATTTTAGAATGACCGGTTTTTTACCAAGTGCATGGCGGGACGGTCGAGATGTTTGGCGTTCAGTTCTTTTGGACCTTCGGGACATATATTATATATATGCCTTAGTAATCAGCTGCATCAAAGTAAAGACGAACTCGAAGGAAGCCACTAACAGAATCAAGTCCACTAGTACCAGATGGATCATTACTAGGATGGCCATTCTGGATAACCTTTATGTTAATGCCATCCCCGGCGGCAACTGCTACACTTACAGCACTGCTTGCTCCAGTGTAAATTTGTCCTCGGTGCGATCCAGTATCATGTGCAAGCGGGGTTGTTGGATTTCCGTCAACTGTCACCGTTGTTAAAGTTACAGCTGTTGGGCTATCATCAGGATCTCCCACAGTAATAGCAAACTCAGGATCGCCCTGATCTGACGCGACAACTGCCCATGCTGGAATATCAATTTCTGCTTTACGGAATGTCATTGTAGTGTTAACACCCATAAAGAAAGCAGTCTCATTTACTTCCAATGGATCCACGACATTAGCCGAAGATTTAAAATCGGAAACAGGCATATCCAACGAGTAAACATAAGGGCGAACACTAATAGCACCAGCGGCTCCAGTTGCGCCTTGAACACCTTGAGCACCAGTTGGTCCAATAGGACCTGCAAGACCTACACCAGTGGGCCCCGTAGGACCAGTGGGTCCAGTTGCGCCTTGACTTCCGGCAGGACCCGTAGGACCAGTTAAACCTGTGGATCCTTGAGGACCAACTACACCAGCAATTGCGCCAAGGTCATCCCATTCTTCTGGAGAATTATCAGGCCCTTTATATGCAAAAAGGTGAGGGGTTCCACTTGCAAATTCATCACCTGGGGAATCAGATAAACTCCCTGGGCCAATCTTAACAATAAAACATGTACCTTCTTTTTGAAGCTCATCAGCAAGAGGATTAGGACTTGAATAAGAAACAGGAAGGTCATCACCATAGTCAACAACACCAGCAATCGCTACACCAACACCAGGGTCTCCTTTAACATTACCAATCACTTCTGTTGAAGAATCGGACTTGACCTTTGATACATTACCGTCAGAGTCAACAGTAATATCTGTAATAATAGCAATAGTATCAAGGTATTCATTTACTTCTCCAGCAACCTCACTTGTGATATTAAGGTTGTTTGTTACCAAATCACCATTTTCGTTAAGGAAAAAGATTTTTTGATCGGCGGCATTAAACGCAATTTCACCGTCTCTTAGTGAATCGACATTCGGAGATTCTCCAGATGAAAAGGAGTGTTTTAAAATAATTCTTGTAGGTGTAGTAGCCATGTTAGTAGTATATATATTTTATGAAGACAGAACCTGAGCCTCGATTGGATGCCAATCTGCTTTACCATCGACTTGCTGTCCTGAACCAGCTCCTAGGAAGTATGTCGCGATGCCAGCTCCATAACTCCGGCCGGGTTTAGCCGCAAATTCTGCTTCGGTTTCTCCGACAACAGCGGTTTTAGCAATTGCGAACGATGCAACATAATTACCTCCACCGGATGAAACCAGCCTCGAGGTTTGTATTGCAACAATATTTTTAGGATCTTCTGGAAACGGAACTCTGATATAACGGCGTGTTGTCGAGTTAAAGTATTTACCTGTTCCTAATCGACCAGTAGTATTGCTTCCTCCAGCAAATAACGCATATTTACCTGCTTCACCTTTCGATTCAGCAACAATGAATATACTTCCTGCATTGGAGCCATAGGCACCGGATGAAACAAAAACCTTTTCGACCCACCAATTAGCATCAATAGTAGTTGATAAAGTAAAGGCGGTATGGAGGGCCCGACTTGATAGACTACCATCTTCCCTGTCAGCTAAACCATTGTCTGCATCTCCGGCATGTCGAATAGAACGATTTCCGTCGGTATTTTCAGTGATAACAAATGAGCTATCACTTGATGAAATTGCAATGATATCTACAGGGCGATCATCTGTTCCTAGAGAAACCACTCCAGGACTTCGAGTATTAACAGCAGCGCCTCGACCAAGCTGACCTCTGTCATTTTGACCCCAAGACATAACAGTTACGCCGCCAGTAATATCGGTTTCTGAAAGAGCATCTAGCTCGGTAGCGGAATTTGGCGTATTAACTGTTCGTCTTGCTAAAACAAAGGCGCTAGAGTTTGTGCTTGTCGTCGCTCCAACTGAAATATCAAACATACCTTTTAATTTTGCAAGGTGACTTACAGTCCTGTTGCCAATAGAAGCATCAGGATAAGCACTAGTTGTTCCTCCTTCAGCAAGAGCGTTGTATGCGCGGGTTTCGTCAATAAACAATCTAAAGTGAGATGAAAGGTTTGCGTTATTTTCGTCACCGCGGATAATGTAATAGAATCTATTATTAAATTTTAATCTTTCAAAGTCTTCAAATCCGTGATCTACATTGGCTTCACCAGATCCGGTTCCAGCTGCTGATCGAAATACTTTATTACTAGTACCGGTAACCACTTGAAGGAATATCGCGCTATCCAATGTTGTTCCACTGTCCAAAGCAGGAACGTGTCTCATCACGAAGCTATCAGTGTCTCCATTTCCTCCCTGTCCTTGTCCGTTCCATCCGGCAAACCAAAGTTCGTTGTCGTTTTCATTACCAGGCTTCCCAACAATATGCCAAGAAGTAAAGGCATTAATAACAGATTTTTTAATGTAGTAAGAGTATTGATCAAATGTTTCCGATCCAGTGAGACCAAGCTCGGTTTTCCATGCAGCAAGAGCCGTTGCATCATCAGTATCATCAAGGCCGCCTTTTAGAGTTGCGTTGCTCTTGTAATAATGGAATCGTTTGTTAACTTTTTCAACAGCATCAGAATCAAGGCTGCTAATACCTGCAGCTCGTTCTGTATCAGTTAATCCGAATGTAGCCCAAAGACCGCTTCCCGCACTATTAAGACCATACACCAAAGGGCCGGAAGCATCGTATGATGTCTTTGCTGTGGATCCAGTTCCTAATGTGCCGTAGGTGGCATTAGTTATTCCAATCACCCAACCGCGAGTATAAGGAACACCCGCACCGGCAACAGCAGCGCTGCTCGTTTCATATCGTTCTAAACCATTAAGGCGATTGCCACTAACGTATTCGTTGCCAATACCGTCTTTGGTCTTGATAATAATTCCAGGCTGGCTCTCTTCATTTGTATAAGTTACCGTATCAACAGTAACAGCATTGGCAGGCCATGAACTCTTTTGAGGAAGCATGGCTGGGTTTGGAGTTTCAACCGCGGTATCGTTGTATGGCTGCTCCCCGAACGAATTAAACTCAGAGTAATAATCTATAAAATCGTCTGCGGCTGTAGTGCCGCGGGATTGTTGACCAATCTCGCCGCTGATATTTCTTCCACTGCCATAAAGAACGTCATCTTCATCTATAAAGAAAAAGTTATAATGATTTGCAAATGAACGTTTAAAAATTGCTTCTTGATTCGTAATTGGTGAAATGGCAGCGAACCAACCATCAGGTTTATCATTGCGATATTGACTCGTCCCATGCCGCTCTTGATTGTTTATACCAATAACTCGGCCTCTTCCATCTCTATCTACCATAGTTACTGTCATTTGGTTATCGAAATATGATTGGTGGCCATCGATAAGTTCTGCAAAGGACTTAACGCTATCCTCGTATACTCTAACTTTTGTAAGGGCGGAATCGACAAAGGCCTTTGTGGTAGCGTGAGCATCTTCGGTTGGAGTTGCCACAGAAAGTGTACCTGCAGAATCCCGTTTAGCAAGTGTATTAGCAGTTGCTGCAGTATCAATCTCTTCAACGAGCTCAAGTTTTCCACCTACACCAAATGCGAAATCATCGGTATTAATATTTAGTCCAATCTTTCCTCCCGTAATATCAAAGAAACCAACCTCAGCATTACTTGTATCAAAGAGGTTAATTCCCGAAGCACCAGCAACACCTGTAGTAGTTGAAACTGCAAACGATGTAGTGTCGTCACTCTTGTATTTAATAAGGTAAACAATTGCATTACCTCCAATAGGATCTTCTTCACCTGGTGACCCGATTGTATCAGGAAGTGTTGTACTTCCGTTAGGACTGTCAATACCTTCAAGTAATTCAATAAGCTCTTTAAACTCAGTATCAATCGGGCTATTTTCTGTATCGTCAAAAGAAAGAGTTTGACCCGCGCAAGGGATCCAGCCTGGGACTGTATTTAAAATACCGTAGTTTTCAGGACTGCTTAATCCGTTTAAAGTTTCAGGCCAATTGTCAAGGATTCTCGCATCTACTGCAACCATTGTTCCAACCGGAATCAAAGTAACTGGAAGAGTAAAGTTAGACTGCTGCAGTGCTGCTATAACGTCTGCAAGAATACTAGTAGCAAAAGAACTTTGACCTAGCCATTCAAGTTGACTTCCAGTTCCGCTCCATTTTAAAAGAGACGGTGTAACGCCTGGTGATGTGGCAGGTAAGTCCCATTCATAGTTGTTAACACCAATCGTTGGTGAGGAACCTGCAAGAGCAAGCTTGTTGCCATCAGCAATTTCAAAAATACCTTCTCCAGCTCCAGAATAATCAAACTGAAGTTTTTCTGGTGTACCTGCGTTTTCAAATTTAAGAGATGCAACACTAGAAGTAGAAGAAGATTTTAAACCAATACCACTTGCCCCAATCACTTCAAATCCACTGCCCGTGGTAAAGGTGCCAGAATTAATCTGAAACGTTGGCGCATTAATTATTCCGGTTGTTCCACCTAAAGTAAAGTTACCTGTACTCGTAATGGTTCCGGTGCTCGTAAAACCTCGCGTTAAAGTTGCGGATTGGGTAAATGATTTCTGACCAGTGATTGTTTGGTTAGAAGCTAATGTCAGAAGCCCTTCTGAACTTGTAACAAAGTCAGTAGAGTTTAGACCATCAATGATCTCATTACATTTATCCGCCCACTCTTTAAACGTGTCGGTGTTGTCAATTCGTGTTAGATTAAAGTCAAAGGCCATAGATTAATTTCTTCTTGTAGATCTATTTATCACTGTACATCACAGCTTCTAATTTAATAATTCTTTCTTTTAACTCGCAAACTTCGCGTTTAAGTTCTTTAATTTCCTTATTACGTTTCTTTCTGGCAAGAGCTGATTTATAAGCATCTTGATCGGTATTAAGTACTACACCTGTTTCTAGATTTTTTACTAAATGCGGGTTATCAGCAACCTGTCTTTGTGATTCATCCATGTTAAACGGTTGCAATTATTCTCAAGTCCTTAGAGAAAGGTGCATCACCGTAATTCTTTCCTCGCATGACAATTTTAATTATAAACGAACTAAACTCTACTGGTTCAGTATTAAGATTAAATCTCACTTCACTAAATCGACCTCTATTAATGTTAACTGGAATCGACGTAGGATTAATCGCACTAAGCGTATGAAAGTTGGTATCTGTTTCAGTGCTACTAATGATAGCATTATTGGTATCTTTAAGCTGGGCAAATACCTCAATCTCAGATGTTGTAGAAGGACGATTAACGTCAAGATAAACATCAATCTGATCACTGAGATTATCCAAAGCCATTTCACGTGTAATGTATTGAGAAGTATCTCCAGTTTCAGAGATAAAGTAATCTCTTGTTTCTAGTGAAAGATCTCGGTTAATAACCGGTGTAAGTCTTTCGTCTGTTGAACTGAAGAATGTTTGCAAGTTTGTTTTATCAATATTGGACGCTTGGATATTGTGATTTTGATTGGTGATATATTCTACCGGTAAGAGAGGCTCAACATCGTATTTGGTTTCTTCAAAGAATACTTCATTTCGGATTGAAGTTTTTCCACCCAAGTTAATTGATTTTTGATTTAATGAGAATGCACCAACGTTATACCTGTTAAGGGTTCCTGTTATGGTTTCGGTTTTTGTACCATCAGTAATAGTTACGGTTGGCACTTCAAGATAACCAAATCCCTTTCTTACAAGATTGATTTTACTGATTGAGCTGTCATCTGGATTAAACACTGGAGTAGCTGTAGTAGTAATCCCGCCGGAGACTGCAACCTTAGTTGAGTTACCATCTGAATCAATTACCGTTGTGAATGGTGCTTCAACTGTAACAGTGCAGGTAAGTTCGTTCCAACCCGTATTGTTAGAAATTGTAGTAGAATCAATCTCACCAAGGTGAGTTCCAACTTGAGGGCCCGCCACAAACTGCGCGGTTTGATTGGTCGCAAAGGAACCTCTGCGTAAGGTAAATTTCAAATCCTTGTTTTGCATTGGCGTCCAAGTAGACTTATTGGAACTTGCAAAAAGCGATCCAAGTGCGGGCTGAGAAGTAATAACATGACCTGTTTGAAGATCGGTTTTATCTCCACCTTGTTCTGCAATATAAGCGGTGTACTCAGGACTTGTCGAGAAACAAACCGTTGCATATTCGGTATCAGCCGCAAGGTGAATCGGATGTGGAAATTCAAACGTGGTTGCAAGTGATGCATCCGTACTTGTTCTAACATCTTCCCAGTCAATAGAAATTTCACTGCCAGGAACAACTTCTCCTGTTGGATATCCGTTTGAGGTTGTTACGATATACGATTGAACAGGGACCTTCGTGTTTTCAGTTGCGGGTTTCCCTGCAAAGAACAAGTCGATTGAAGTAGCAAAGATACCAGTTGTATCAGTAACACTAAATGATTGTGCAAGAGGATCGTAAATGGTATTTGTACGTGTTTCAGTTCGCGTCTCACGTTGTAACCTCGGAAGAGTTGTACTGATGTTTAACGCTTGCTTGTTTATTTCAAGTCCATTTGAGATGAACCTTGCCGAAGCATTACTTGTAGATTCTTCCTTTAAGTTACGCGGCGAATTTGTAATAGTAACTGTCTTTTCACCAGAAGAGAATCGCAAGGTATCGTTGTTTGGAATAATAAAGATTCCTTCCGCAACTCCGTCAGCATCAGATATAATATCAGAAGTAGGAAACGCGGCTAAAAGAGTTGCTTCATCAGCTCCATCGTATTGACTTAAGCTTGACTGGTCGAAGCCAGGGAGCAGTGAGTTAATTTGTCGTGTCTTTTCTTCAGCACTGTTTGTGGTTGCGTTAATTGTATCAAGGATAGTTTTCACATAGCTCCAGTAACGCAATGCTGTATTTTGATTAGCAACAGTGGTTGCAAATGATCTGTCAGAAGACTTTAAGTTATACCAACGTGTACCAAACCAAGTTGGAACCGTAAGATCATTTGTAAGGAACTTCTCAACTTCACCTTCGATTTGACTCGTAAGTATCGCGGTTTCGGTATGCTCGTGGCTATTGATAATCTCGCTTCGAGTTAAAAGGTGAGCGTTACTTGTAACGTCAACTCCGTCAATAAAGAAGTAGAACTTCGAGCTTGGTTTAAGACCTTCAGCTCTGAAGTATAACGCCTTTGATCTTGCGTATGGCCTGACCTTAACGTCAGTAACAAACTCACCCAGCGCCTGTTCAATTCTTTCTTGAACAACTCGAGTTTCTGTAACTGTTCGGGTTTCTTCCCTTTCCCACCAAGGTCCGGTGCGGGTTGTATCGCGACGCCATCCACCGCCAAGCGCAGGATTGCCTTCACCAGGCCTCGCCGCACGCCAACCTGCGTTTGCTGAACCAATTCCGCTTGCAGCATTTGCTCGACCTGCTTGATTTTCAAGAACGTCGTTAAGAGTATCAAACAGGGTTGTTCCACCAAAGATATCAAAATCAATTTCTGGTGCGGTGATTGTATCGTTCCACGTATCAACCTCGGGAGCAAGTATCATTTGACCTAGAGTTGCAACAAACTCATAAGGTTGAACACTCATGAATTGTGTAGCATAAGGCTGAGTAATATATGCAACTTGGTTATAAGGAAGTGTTAAAACTTCGTTATGAAGGCCGGACTCCGTGAATTCAGAATCCGCATCAATATCAATACCGTCAGTGGAAATTAATTCAAAAGGAATGCTGTATCCTTTAAATGCAGGATAAAGATGTCCGCGTTCTCTTTCATAATGGCAAAGGAAGTCAGAACTTCGAGCATTACCAATAGTAAAGTTTCTAAAGCCATCAACTACAAGACCATTTTTAAATCGTGCAGTACCGTCATCATCAAAAATACTTTTATCGTTTGCACCCTTTTCCAAAAGCGAGAGAGATGTGTAATACTCAAGGTTGGATACCCGTGTATCAATCTTACCAATATCGCGCATTGTATAGCGGCGATGGTTGTATTTCTCAACACCAATGTTGGTTGCTTTAAACGTATAAGCAGGAACAAACAAGTCGAAAAGGACCAAGCCATTTGCTGAGTTAGTAGGAGGAACAGCAGTAAGACTTGGTGTTCCTTTTTCGATTGAGAAATCTCCGTTTGGTAAAATAGTTACTGAGTCAACACGGGGTAAGAAGTAATCAATCTTACCGGTAATTGCGCTATAAGGATCAAGCGCAAGAATATCTGTTGTGCTTGGGTAAGGTCTAATATCAAAGAAGTCTCCCAAACGTTTACCGTTGTAAAGAGGAATATCCTCAAGATCAGATTGACCGCCAGAAGAGTTTCTATAACTGTTTACCGTGTAATAGTTACCTCCGCTAAACTTCCAGTGCTTTACACTAATGGTAGATGCACCAGCTTTAAGGCATCGAACTTTAGCAAGTTCGTATTCTGTTGACCTCTGACCGTCACTAACAAGTTCAAAGTTATCATCTTCAACGCTGATCAGGTGAAAGACATTCGGAACTTCAACAATATCCCCAACGGCTGGCAGAGGACTGTTATTTAAAGTTATTGTTTCGGTGGTTTCGGTTTTAATACCAATGTTGGTAAGGTCATTTACTACTGTAGCAATAATGCTAATAACATCTCCATCGGCCGCTGTTGGAATATCTAAAGTTAGCGAATCCGTGTCAGCGCTTGACACAACAGTAAATTGTGTTGGTAGTAAAACCTTATCTTGAGTAGAGTTGTAAACAGTAATTGAAGAAGGACTCTTATCAAATGTTACTCCAGTAAGATCAAAGGTTACTTCGTTACCAGAAGCTACCGGCATGTCAGCAGAGAGGTTAACTCTTTCAGTAACTTGAATTGAGTTAAACTTTCTAACCGCTATTCGAGAAAGTGGAAACAGCGTTGAATTAATTTGTGTATCGTGTAACTTAACGCCGTTCCTTGCTTCAACATTAAAATGAAGTGTGCCATAATCGGTAACTGCGGCTCCTCTAATGGTTTCTACATTGTCAAATTTCTTTCCAGTATTAAGAGAAATATCGTGAAGAAACATACGATGCTTGGCGCCGTCAATAAGCTCAACTGAAAGAATTTTACAAGTACCAATTGTTGCATCACTTGCATCCAAAAGGTTATAAGTTCGACTGTAATTATCAAAGAAAGGTAAGCCTTCACCGTTACCTGTACCATATCCTGATTCGGGACTAGAGTCAGTTTCAGGACTAGCAAGAGGGGAAGCAAAGTTATCAACATTTCGAAGTTGACCTTCAACATAGTTACCCATATTGGCCACGGCTGAACTATCTTCCAATACTCCGCTTCGTAAATCGGCTGCGGATACCCGTGCTTTATCTCCTAAAAGCGTAAGCGGCGATTGCAGATCAACTCTTTTTCCACGAACATAAGCAACGGAAGGGGAAAGAGTAGCTGCATATTTTTTGTCCGCATCTGTTTGAGAAAGATTATTAGCAGCGGTGCTATTTTTATAACGTCCTGTGTATGAAGCAGCGTTTAAAACTTCTTGAATTTCAATACCAAAATTGTTTACCACATAGCTTCCGCTTTCTTCAAAAGTTCGTTGGGCAAGAATTTTTTCAAGAGTAGTACCACTGTTATCAATCGCATTCTCAACAATAATAACCTTGTTATCTTTAATCTGTAAAAGAATTACATAATTGTTATCGTCCTCAAAGGCTGTAACCAAATCCAAAGTAAGAGTAATTTGATAACGATCCGCGCCTGGTGCAGCAAAGTTTGGTTGCCCGTTTGCGTTATCAAACAACGTTGAATCCGCACCACTAGTAACTTGCTTTTCACCGATTTTTAATACTGCATACCCGTCGAAAAGTTCATCTTCTCCAAGGGCTCGGCAGACAAACTGTTCTGTAGCGGAAGCTAAACAACCATTGACAAAGAAGATACCGTTTGGCAAAAACAAGCTAACAGCGTTACCGTTGTTAATCACGGTACCATTAATAACATTTTCCAGTGTATCTTCAATCGCCACCCCGCCTGCTGTAATTTCATTTACAGTTCCGGTGGTATTAGCTTGACGATATTGAATATAAAGACGATACGTAAGATTCTGGAGTAACTCTCCTTTTACCAACGCTGCTGTAATGGTGTCGTTAGATGTTACAGAAATACCTGTTGTGTCAGCAAGTAATTTAGCAAATGCATCTCCATCAGTTGTGTTTTCAAATGTAACATCAATAAAGCTTAACGTATTATCAAAGGTGGTGTCACCGCCAATAATAGGACTGTTTGGTTTAAACAAACTCTGGCCAAGACGATCAAGTTGCGCTTGAAGAAGCGACTGAGCCTGGTTAAGCTCCCTTGCCTGAACGGTTCGCCCCGGCTGGAATAAAATCCTTAAATAGTTTTTATCCAGAGGAGTTAAACCGGCAGTGTCCGGTGTGTTAATGTCGTCGTAATACTTTGATGTGTAAGCCGTGATTGCCATTATAGTTGGATGATAAGTTTAAGCTCTTCGTTTTGCCCTTCAGCTCGAGTAACTGTAGATCTGTTATCAATAAAGACCACGTCTCCAGTTCCTTTTTGGTATGTAGAAGTAAATTTAGCGTCGGGTGTCAAGCTGGTCGTAACGGTTGATGAACCAAGTGTGTCATCTTTAGGTGCCTCAAAAGTAATTGCAGAAGCTTCGCTAGTTTCACCTGATACAAGAATTGGCTCGTAACCATAGTAATGATCGGTGTAATAGTAGTATCTAAAAGTACTTAGTTCACTACCAGACTCTCGTGTTTGCACGTGAGAAATAACGCCAACCTTTTTACCATCTTGAACGATTTGCCACCCAGCACCAATATTATTTGCGCCGTCTGCAGGAATTACTTGAGTCCCTGGGAACGTAAAATACTTAAGAGGTTGAACGTAATCCGCAGTAAGATTCGCGTCAGCTGCATTGAGAGGATTTTTAATAACGCTAACCTGATGATATTCTGTAGCATCAGGAATATAAGTAGCATTACCGGTATCAATAAAAAGTCCAAGGTAAAAGGCTGGAAGCGTTTCAAACTTGGCAAACCCAAATCCTTCAATAGGACCAATCTTTGGCATGATAACCGCATCTCTTCTCAAACTTGCGGAAGCGTAACTCGATACATCAGGGCTATCATCGAATCCTAGAATACCTGAAGTATTACCACGAAGATCTTCAAGTCTGGTGGTTGTGAGCGGCGAACCGCCAGCTGCGCTTATATCAACCCTGCAATCTTTCCATGCAAGAATATCAGCAAAATCAGTTGTGTAATTTGTATCAGTAAGTCTAATTTCTGAAATTGATTTGGTCGCAATATTAATCACGTGATCAACGTCGGTGATTGTTTCACTGCGAGAAAATCCAAATTCATCTATACCGCGTAAGGTAATATCAGCTTGAATAGTAACGGTTGTATCTCCGCCAGTAAAGAGACCTGGGTCAGGCTCGTAAACGTTACCGCCATCAATTATATTAAATCCGAATACCAAACCACCAGTTTTTGTTTTGATATAAGAAGTAAGGTTATCACTTCCAGCAAGAGTAAATACAGCAGGAGATTCGCTTAGGCTTTCAACATCCGCTTTGGTATCTCCACCAGAAAGAGTTGTAGCCGTGACTAGTGTATTAACTTCAGGGGAGTCTGCGATTGAATCGCGAATCGCTTGAGCAAGTTGGTCAATCGTAAGATCAACTTCACCAGGGCTATCAGCAGAAGCTGGAACAGTGATTGTTATATCCGTTCCAGTAACCGCAACTGCAATAGCACTTGCTTGAGGACTCGATTCATCAACCACAAATGTAACCGTAATACCGTTTCCGGAAATACCAGTTGTTTGAGCTTCAAGTTTTAGCGTACCATCAGTAAATTGCACAAACGCAAAAGCTGCAGTGGTGTTATCACTTGAAGAAGTTGTAGCACTGCCGTTTCCAATATCAATAAACTGAGAACTGTTAATGTCGCTGTATTGCTCAAACCTTCCAAGGTATGTAAACACATAACCTGAAGTTGTTGAAAGAATTCCGTAATCAGTAAAGGACTGGCCAAGACGCGCAATCACGTCAGCATCAACCGCAGATCCATCAACCGGAGCCTGTAGAACCAAAAAGATTTGATCACTAACTGTAACGTAGCAAGGTTTAAGGTCATTGGTCGTATCGGTATAAAAACACGTTGGATCAAGAGGATCAAACGCCTTGTATTTAGTTGATATCGCAAGATCGTTACGTGGAATCACTCGGGAAATATTTGTTGAATTAATTCTAAATAATCCAGTGATGTGATCCAAAACGCGTTGTTGATCGTTAAATGTTCCAACCGGAAATGGAGCGGTAGCAGAAGTACCTGCAACATCGTCCCATGCATCTTGTTGACCAATCCCTACGTAATAGGAATTACTCGTAATATCCGATTCCAGTATGTCCGCAGAATTTCTTCGGAACTGTTCTGTAATGATTGCTGCCATAATGTTATTTATATATGTATTAAGAGATTAGTCTTGAGTAAATGTGAAAGAATTTAAAAAAGGTTCTTTTGTATCGTATTCGTAGCCAACTGGAGAATCATCCAATCCTCCTAAAAAGCTCCTTGAATTTAACGGGGAATCAAAGGGAGGAGAGTTATCTGTCCAAGCTGTATTATATATTGGGTTGATAAAGCGATCGTTTGATACAATCGCAGCTAAAGCATAACTGCTTCCAAAAAGTGGAGTGCTATCATCATATGATGCTATAGTTTCCCATAAAGTAAAATCAAGTTCAAATAATTCTGGAATATGATCGGTTGTCCAAGGGTCGCGATTAATAAATAATAGCTCGCCTTCAGGACTTGAGTCTGAAGTATAAAGTCCCCAATAACGATTTGATTCAGAGAACTGGAAAAACAAATTTGAGTTATCCGATTCATATGTATGAAGTGTATCAATAATTGCTTCTGGGCTGTTGCCATCTACAACACTTGTTGTTCCAGTAAATACAAAATGTTCTGATGCAACTTCTCCTTCAGCGAGACCTTCGGCGTGAGCATCCATAATAAAGTCAAACTCTGCAATATTAAATTGACCTAAGTAAGATAAGGTATAAAAGTCAATAAGTGCTTCAGTACTAAAGTTGTTAAAGTGCGTATTATAACTAACCCCAAACGCAGAAGCAGTATCTGAAAACCTGATATTACCTTGTAGTCTGTTGATAATATCTGGAACCGCTTCTCTAAATTTTTGAATGTTTAAAGTATTACTTGAAAAGGTGGCGTCTTCATACAGCGCTCTAAAGGTAGGATCAATTCCGCTCTCTGAAGTGATTGTTCCAGTTGGGAGTTTCCATTTATACTTTAGTAGCACTTGTTTAAACCCACCGTCGAGAAGAGGAACATCATTATTAAAAGTTGCACTTGTACTGTGTTGGTAATTTGTTTCGTCTCGGTTAAGAGCCAAAGCACCGTTAACATATACATCTCCAACCTGTAAAAGATCGTTTCCAATTTCAATGCGGTCGCTGTAAATGTGTATAAAACTAGCAGTCTCGGGCGAATCATCGTTACTGGTAAATCTAATAAGATTTTGATCAACAGCAAAAGGACTAGGATCGCCGGCGTCAAAAATAAACGAAACCCAACCTTCCTTATATTCAGTTGAACTTAAATACGTAGGAAGATATGTAATAGGTGAGTTGGCAGGCTCGTTAAAGTCTTCAATAATCAAGCTGCTATCAACAAATGTTGAAAACGAATCGCTTGAAGCTTCAAGCGGCTCAAAGGCAGAAGCAAATTTAAATGCACCGTCAGAAACTTTTGTATATTCAGCATCTCCTTCAGATATTGAAAGGTTTCCAAACTCACCCCAACCTGCGTTATCAACAAACTTTCCATCTTTATTCCACGTATCGCGATAAGCGGTTTGAACGGTGTTTTGATTTACTGCGGAATAGCAAATAATAAAGTTAACGAAAAACGCTTTAAGTAAATCTCTATCAACCCCATCCCTTCTATTGTTACCAAAAATTGATCTGGTGTGTGTCAGGTAATGAAAACCTCTGTCACCCATCAACACTTTAATTAAAAACGTAAGAGCAAGATTCGAGTATTGATTCAGCGGAGAATGCCGCCCGAAAAACGTATCCCAATCAATAAAGTCTGCAAAGGAATTAAGCGATTGTGTTTCGGCCCAGCCTTCTGGGGATGTACTTGTTTTATATTCAAACAACCGTGGGATGTTATTAAATTTTGTAACACTACTTTCAAGATCGTCAGCATCAGTAACAATATAAAGCGTACCGTCTGCGGGAGCATCAGCACCAGTAGGAAGTTCTGAAGTAAGCTTAACAACCTTGGTTACGTCCAAGTAAAACTCAAGCGCTTCTTTGATCCAATCATTATCATGAATGAGTTCAAGAGTTAGCGCAACAAAGAATTTAAGGCCAGCTGGGTGAACGAACTTAAGGTATTCATTTCTCCAATTTGCTTCATCGTCTTTAGATTTAACAACATAAGAAAACTCTTGATACCGAAAGCTATCACGGATCTTATTTACTGTTGAAGTTGTTCCTTTTTCTAAATCAGCCACTGTAAATAGCACGTCTTTTGGATACACCAGAGTTACAAATTCATTATAGAAAATACGGAAGAAGGCATAAATACTTTCTTCAGATCCACGTGCATTGTAGTAATCAGCAATAATCTTATACAGTCTTACACGATCAAGGGATCTGCTTTTAGGAATTGCAGACGCGATCATGCGTTCAATCGCATCCAAATACCTTGAGCTTGCTGTATCAACGTCGTGTTGACGAATTAAGTTATTCAGCTCAAAGGAAGGTTTAAGCTCTTTGTTAAGGTGACGATAATAAGCCTTTAACAGCTTTATCATTTCTGGTGCAGATGTTTCAAAGTGCTCGGGTAAAACCGATTCGACCATCTGTGTTTCAACCGCGGTTGCGGTACCTGTTGCTATGCTTAACTCCATATTGTTTATTTACAATCTTTACTAATATGAACTCCCGCCAGTAGAAGTTGATCCAGTACCACTGCTGCTACTGCTGCTCGAGCTTGAATCTCCAAGTGTTGTTGTGTTACGATCTTTACTAAAGGCGCTGTAATCAACTGAGCGAGAACTACCTCCTCGGGCAATCTCATCAGGAAACGCCGTAAAGGTTGAGTTATTAAGGTCAATGTTTAAAAGCAAGTTTCTTTTACCAACAATATCATTACTTTTAGGATTGGCTATAAAGGTTATTTCGGTTGTTTCATCTGCAAACACATTAGCCAAATCCATTACACCTGTGCTAAGATTAATTTGGCCGATGTCAGCAACGCGTGTTACGGTTCCATTATTAATTGTGCATGTAAAAACGTTTCTTATAACCCGGTCTGAGGTTGCTTCATCCTTAATATAAATTGCTTCACCACCAAGTTTATGAACAGGATTGGTGTTAATGTTAATAAGTGTTTTACCATCATCAGGTACCAGCTCTGCACCGAACTTAATATTAAAATCTGAAATACTTCCGTCTGCAGGAATGGTAATTTTCTTACTTAATAAAACACGAACCAAAGAGTTCATTATAGAATTAAGATGTGTATCAATCTTTCGTTGAAACAAGGAATGCCTGAAGATAACATCAAACCCGTTAATATCATTTTGTGCAAAAGGAACAACAACATTGTTTTTAATTTCCAGTGCCAGTTCTGTTGCACTAAGAGAAGAAATACTTGGGTTGTATTTAACAAGAACATCAACCACAATATCTACAAACTCAGGGTCCACAATTTGTGGTGTAATGGCAAGAACCTTTTTAGATTCAAGAAAGTCAAGAATGGCAGTTTTATCAGCTTCAGAAATAACACTTTCTGTATAAGAAGAATTAGGCTTTGCAGAAATAAGGGCCGATCCAAAGATAGGTGGATCGTTGTCCTCCCCACCCCAAGCACTAACACTTTGAACAAACGAAAAGTTAGAAAGAATTAAATTTTTATAATCTTCAGAAGTAACCGCTCGGTTCTGTGTTGTGAAACTGTTGATTGCATTACTTTTTAAATGATCAACCGTTTCTTTATTGCTTCCTCCACTTGACCTAGCTCCGCACATAATTGAAAGGGAAGTACCTGCCGAAGTAAAGTTACCACTGGTATCACCTGCAATACTAAAGGCAGCATTTACGTCGTTTCCTGCTGTACCACTTGTCACAAGATATTGAACTTCAATCACGTTACCTGCATCAAGCTTGTCGCCATAAATTCCGTTACCAAAAGTAAGCTCGTAGCGACCAGAACTGTTCTCATTAATAAAGTAAATTTTGGATTCTGAATTAATACCAATTGTATCAAATTGATTGTAGCGTGTTGCGGTTCCTTCACTCTTGGCTCCTGTTGGATAAACCAAAACGCGAAGCGAAGTTATATCAACATCTTCATCGCCTAATTCGTAACGCTGACCGGTGTCAACCGCATTAGCTTCAAACGTTGTTGTAACAAGTCGGCCTTCGTACCCAATCAGTGGTTCATCTTCGCCAACGGTATAAAAGTGTGAGTCGCCAACCGTTGTCTTTTTAAGCGTAGTAATATCATCAAGAATAACAAAAGAATAGTTTTCAGAATTATAAGTTGTTGTTAGTCGAGTACCACGAGGAACTACATAAGTGTTGTCAGAATCAGCTTCAGCGCCAATGGTTCCAACAAGGTCCACTCGAGCTGCAGCAAAACTACGAGGAATATATCCAAGGAGTTTGGCCGCGGAAACAACACTGCTTCTAAGTTGAGCAGAGTCAATAAAACTTTCGTTCACCGCCACATGCGCAAGCATTGCGTTATAATGAGTGTTGTATGCTAGCAGGTCAACAATGTTGTTAAGGTTGGAACCTTCAAAATCCCAATCAGTAAATTCTGTTTCGCTGTTCTTAAAATAATCAATTAGATTCGCTTTAATTTGCGCAAAGTCTAATTCAGAAACATTGAGCTGTTCTCCGTTAATTGCCATAAGTTTATCGTGTTCTTGTTAAAAGAAAAATAAATTCTACTTCAGTGCCATACGACATTTGAAAAGTTGTTGTAATGCGGTAAGCGTTTCTTTCGTGATCATCAGTAACCTGAACCTTAAAATTTAAAATTCTTTTTTCAAACTTCTTAATGCCGCGGTCAATTTCATCTTTAAGCAAAGAAGCAGTAAAGTTATCTGCAAGTTCAAATAAAAGACTGGTGGCCCGTGTACCAAATTCTGGGAAAAATGGACGAGTACCAATTGGTGTTAACACAATGTTTTTAATACTGTTTTTCACCGCATCAATATCCGTGGCAGGAACCACATCACCAGTAACGGGATGAATAAATGTAAAGCTTACATCTTTAAAAACACTTCCTGCTACAACAGTTGGTTGATAATTGGGTTTGTTAAAGTCTGAAAGAATGCTGTTCATTACTTATTTCTATTTATATACTAACACCGCACCTTATTTGTTTTTTGTTAAGCATTCCTAAGTGAGGCATCAGCTTGTAAAACCGACGCATCAGCAATCAAAAGGTTTGAAACGTTTGTGCTTCTTTCTCTAAATTCGTTTAATATATCGCCTGACCATTCATCCCGCCTTGAGTCAACAACTCTTTGTATTTCCCTTTCGGTCTTTTCTTCGGTGCCTTCTGTACCATTTGTAATAACTTCAGATTTAACTCCGTAATAAAACGAGTTTAAAGCAGTTAGCATTGAGCCATATGAAGGGTCTGATTCCAAATCGTTTGAACTGTATACCCCGTTAATTAAATCACCTGCTCGACCGGTATGATCAATAAAGTCAGCTTTTGTTTTTTGCCTGTTGGTATTAATGCGAATTAAATCACCTGGGTCAGGATGTCTTGCCGCAGCTGGTGGACCAACCCGTAAAAGCGTAGGAAGATCAATACCTCCATCGGTAACATCCAGCATATTACAAACATCAAAAGAATCAATGTTGGCAATA